AACTTCTGCATTATTATCACCTAATGCTACATTCAATAAGTCATTAGTTGCATTTATTGGTCGCTTACTGGCTTTATTAACTTTATATGTATTCAAATCGGATAAATCCGAATGTATATCGGTTAAATCTGCATTTATCTGACTGATTTTTGCTCCTAGATCCGTGAGCGAATCAGCCGTGTCAATCAATCCTTCCACACTGTCAAGGTTAATTCCGTCCTGTGTTACTCTACCGAGTGTAATATAAACCTCTGTAGCGCCACCCTTGAAAGTATTCTCTGTGATTGTATCTGTAGCGCTTGAAACCTTCTCAATGAAAGTTTCGCAAATCTCTGCTGATTCTTCTGTTGTGTAAAGGTGAAAACCAATTAAATAATAAGATGTTTCGCCTTGTGTTCCGGTTGGAATACTCCATTCCTCAACGGCTCCGGTATCAATCTGCACTCTCCTGCCTTCCTTTGTGACGAGTACGCCGTCATTTGCTCTGATTGTGTTAGCGTCCTCAATTTCAAGGCTCATTTTTGCGCCTACAGGAAGGATAAGCGTTTTGTCTCCGCTTACTCCGGCTTGATAGTCAGAATCTTGACTAGCCAATATTGGGCTAAATAAGTTACCTGTGATTAAATTAGCACTCATGTTAATTTTCTCCTTTAATCTTATATTCTACTGTTGATAGTCCATTAGTAATCTTGTATATCTTCTTGACGATAGGCGATATTATTGTTGTGCCGTCAAGGAATACACCTTTGACAGTATCGCCTATTTCTAATTCGATATCCTGTGGACTTTTCATTGTCAACGATTTACTACTTGCAAGGTTTAAAAGTTCCTCTGTGCCGTTATCAATCAAGTCTTGTTCGCTTTCAGCACTTCCGTAGTCATAAAAAGCGGTTCGCTCTTGAAATCCGGTGTAATGTTGTGTTGTTGATACTTCACCGTTTTCGTCAATGTACAAATCCACTTTTAAGCGGTCTTGCAATTCGCCTTGTCCAGCACATATAAGGTGATTGATTCCCATGTTGTTGATAGTAAACTCCATAGGAATACGATTGTCTTTGTTATATGTGCCACTCACTTGCGTAGCTTGTACCGCTGACACCTTTATAACTATAGGTGAACCGGTTAGAGGCTTTTCAGCTACAATAGAAAGTCTGTAGCCGTATTTCTCTAACATGCCCTCAAGTCCGTCTAGTGTATTCACATATAGTGGAAACTGATAATTGCTAATAGTTAATCCGCTATCCTCGGTTGAGACCTCAAAAAAGCCCCCTAGAACGTCCTCAAGAATATCACTCAATATTGTGTTAGCCTCACCGCTCACAACCTTGTAATCGGAGCCTGTAGGCGGTAGGATAATGCTCTGTGACATTAGCCCTCGCCATGAGTAGCCTTTAAGTGTTGTATAGTCGTTTTCGGTGCTATTGTAACTATATTCAAAGATTCCGCCGAACTCTGTACCTTGGATATACCACCCATAAGGGTTAAAACTCTGTATTGTGGCGGTATTCAATTCGAAGTCGTTTGAAGAATCCGTGGACGTTCCCACTTCAATATCTACATCAATATCAACTTGACCGAGTTCTTTCATGTTTTCATCAAGTAGAATTATCACCTTGGCTCGCTCCTTTCCTTGAACAATGTCAATTGCAATCCATAGGTTCTAGGGTAATTGAAGATAAATTTTCCGGCTGGGAATCGCTTGAAGATATCTCCAACAGAACTACGATAGTCGAACACATTTGTTATTGCTCCGCTTTCATTGACAACATACAATTGTCTGTCCGGTGGGGTTAACTGTCTCGAATCTATAACCATATATTGGTTATCACGTAAAGCGTAATCAACTTTGTAGTGGTTAGTGCCTATTGTCCACTCTACGGAAGGTGCTGGGCCATAAGCGATTACTTTGAAATCACTATCCTTGTAGTGGTCGGTATCAATGTAGATTGTTGTAGGTGCTCCGCCGTAAGAATACGAATATCCGTAGCGGTTTTCACTAGGCACATAGCCTTTTGTGGTTTCGTCCTCGGAACCTTGCATACTTGGGAATATCTCCAGCTTTTGCTCCTCAATCCAAAACGGAAACGGAGCGTAGAAGGTCTTTGTCAACTGTGTGTAGGTGTTACCATCATCAACCGGAGTTGTGTCTGCACTAATCCAGTACCCTTCTATATAGCATTTACCCCATGTAATACGGCCTACGGCATTATGACAGATGTCGTATTCGCTTTCGAAGTTAAACGCCTCTATTAGGGCTTTTCGGCTCGTGTGTGAGCCTTTAAATTTGAATGTGCAATCAAAACTCTGTGCCGACTTAGTAAAGCGGTTTACAATCTCGCCAAACTGACGAGAAACTACTTCTTTACCCCACGAATATTTATTAAAATCCGCCTTTTCAAGTTTGGCAGAATCAAAAGAGAGAAGGTTAAAAACCTTCCCTCTACTTGATGTATAAGTGACATTAATCATGAGAATTGAACCCCCATTCCACTCAATGCTCGTGTAACCTCACGATTATTGAGAACTATACTTGTTGTTGAATCGCTTGCGCCCTGTCTGATTGCCTCGTAGATATCCTCACTTGTCAATGCACTGTCTAAGGTGCTTGCAACGTCAAGCGCAACGCTCTGAACGGCGTCTTTGACTAAGTATTGAGCGTTCTTGATACCATTCGAGTAATTTTCCATCATGTCGGGGCCGTAGGTATGGAAATTAGACAAAGGGCCTTTAGATGGTTCAGAGAATCCAAGGAAATCTTTTACTGTCTGCGCTACGGCTGAAACTGTCTCTTTTAGGCTTTCCCACTTCTCTTTGATTCCAGAGATAAAGTTATCAATTAAATCCTTGCCCCATGTCAAAGCATTGTCTTTCAATTCAGTGAATTTATCAACGATACCCTGTAACACTTCAGTAATAGCCGTTTTAATAGCCGTTACCTTGTTGCTAATAGTGGTTTTAATCGTTGTAAACCATGTTGTAATAGTGGTCTTTATCTTTGTCAGTATTGATGTAATAAAGTTATATGTTGCCGTTACAATTAAAACGATAATAGCCTTGATATTGGTTATTGTTGTATTAATCCACTCACTTATTGCGGTTACGGCGTTAGTGACGAAGGTTGTCACGGCTGTGACTACTGTAGTGACAACAAGGGCTATTCCTTCAAAGAGCCACTTCCACGCCTCAAACTGTAATTGAAAATATCCTGTGATGAAATCTAAGGTTCCTTGGATAACTGTCTGTATTACGTTTCCGATACCCTCAAAGATTGTAGTAAAGAAGTTTCCAATGCCTTCAAGAATAGGGCTAATCCAATCGCTAAAGGCTTGCCACTTCTCGCTTAACCAATCGCATATTGTACCCCAATTCTTAACTACTAGCACGATACCGGCAATTACTCCAGCAATTACGGCTCCGATTGCTAAAAATGGAGCGATTGCAACTATTACGCTTGCGATAGCCGGAATAATCGTTCCAATAATTACGGAACCCACGGCGGTTATTGCTGGAACCAATGTTCCGGTGATAAATGGAATTAGTGTTGTGCCTACGAATGTAACTACTGTTCCGATTGTACTAGCCATACTACCGACAGTAGATATTACTTTGCCCACGATCATAAGCGCTGGGCCGATTGCACCAACAACCAAACCGATTTTAACAATCATGTCCTGTTGTTCGTCTGAAAGTGAGTTAAACCAATCAATAAGATTATTAATTTTTTCAACTAGCTTTGAAATATAAGGAGTTAACTTCTCGCCGATTGTAATTGCTACGCCCTCAAGCGCTGATTTAAGCAATGTAATTTGTCCGTTGAAGTTATCAAGCTGAACGTCTGCCATTGCTTGCGCTGAACCTTCTGCGTCACCTATAGCGGTCTTAAGTTCGTCAAATCGGTCTTTTGATGTTCCCAGCATAGCATTAACAGAGGCTAAATCTGTTTTGTTGAATACACCGGAAACAATAGCGTCCTTACTCTCTTGGTTCATGCCTTGCATGTTTGTTTGCAAGTCTGTCATGATATCAGACATTGCTCTGAAATTGCCGTCAGCGTCATATACTTGAACACTGAACGCTCCAAAGTCAACGGCTCCGTCTTTTGCGGATTCTTGAAGGGATAACATCATATTTCTTAGGTGTGTACCACCTTCAGCGCCCTTAATACCATTATCAGCAAGTACGCCCAAAGAGGTAGCAAGTTCAGTAGTTCCGCCACTCATGTTTGAGGCGGTCGCACCGATTGTCAAAATAGCCTCGCCCAACTGTGACACGCTTGTATTAGATTTAGAACTAGCCTTTGCCATTTCGTCAACCATAGTTGAGGTTTCATCAATAGACAAGCCTAATGCGCTACTTGCGTCCGTTACCATGTCAGAGGCACTTGCTAAGTCCATAGCACCGGCACTTGCTAAGTTAAGCACTGTTGGTAACATTTCCATTGAAGTCTCTGCGTCATATCCAGCTAGAGCCATGTAATTAAGGGCCTCTGCACTCTCTGAGGCACTAAAAGCGGTAGTTTCGCCCATTTCTTTAGCAAAGTCGGATAAATCTTTCATTGTCTTGCTTGCATCACTTCCGCTATCGTGTAACTCGTCTACAGTGTAGCCCATTGTACTAGCTACTTGAGACATAGCGCTTTCAAAATCTCCAGCGGTCTTTACGCTTGCGGTTCCTACCGCTACGAGTGGAACTGTCAAAGCGGTAGACATTTTCTGTCCTACTCCGGCTATTTTGTCACCTACGGCACTGATTTTTGAGCCTAATGCCTCGAATTGTGCGCCTATTGCTCCAAGTGTACCGCCATTTGATTGCAAAGCGGATTCCGTGTTAGTAATAGCCGTTCTTAGGTTAGTCATTTGTGTCTCAAGTTGCATAACCTCTTTTGAATTTGCGCCGTACTTCTCGGTTGCCTTCTCTATCTCATTTGCTAATAGCTTTTGTTGTTCTCTCTGACTAGCTAACTGATTTTCAAGGGCTTTCCCTTGTGCTATGTGGTTTGCAAATACGCTTGCGCCCTTTGAGATATTGTTAGTTGTCTCCTTTACTTGCGCTTGAAACAACTTTGTCTGTTGGGTGATAGCGCTCATTTGTTGTTTATATGTCTGTGAGCCGTCTAATTGTACTTTTACGCCAATTGTAGCCATGTTTTATCTCCTATCTAAGGTTTAATACCTCAAATATGCTCCAATGTTTTTTAGGTGGTTTTTGTTTCACAGAACCACTCTCTATTGCTTTACATGAGAGCATGTCTTGGAACTCCCCCCAGCGTGTATTGAGGGTTTCTTCTCTCGTCATGTTCATCATGTGGCCCCAATAGATTAACCACGTATCTGTTATATAGATTTTGTCTGAGGTTCTGCGTTTTCTTTTTTTGATTCGGTGTCAATCTCCGTTTTTCCGTCCTCATTGAAACTAGCAAAAGCTAAGTTGGACAACTTCATTAGTTCGTCCTCTGTTAAGTTCTCTAGTTCTTCTCTCGTGATCACGTGCATTTCATGAGTATTATCAAGGAAGTGTGCTTTTCTCTCGCTTGCCTCATTCATAATGATTATCATGGATTCGATTGCGTCAATCTGCTTGTCGAAATCGTCTGTTGTGACTACCTCGCCTAATTTCTTTATGTCATTATTTGGGCACATCTTCGCCAACTGACGCTCTGCCCAAACAGTTCTTTCAAAATTTAGTTCTCTCATTTGTCTACTCTCCTTATATACAAATAAAAGGGGCTAGAAATTAACTAGCCCCATGATGTTTAGTTTATCCAAAGAATGTTGTAATCTTTGTCTCTGCCTCTGCCTCTGTTGTGTACTCACCGCCCTGTTTTAACCATACAGTATCAGCGGAATCGTCACGATAGAGAGAAAATTCAAGTTCCTGTGTCTGGAACTCAATTTCGTCTTCCTGTGTTGCGCCCTCGATTGTCTGAGGGTTCAAAACCGCCTTTGTAAGGATAATAGGTGTGTAGTAAGTTACTCCATCACTGAGATAGCGAAGGATAAAGCCTAAACCTACAAATGGTGGGTTCTGGTCTTTTCCATAATTGAGGAATCCTTCAGTATCAGCCGTAGGAAGGCCAGCAACTAACTTCTGTGCGTCCTGTAAAAGTCCATCAACAGTAAGTGTGCATGTTCCGCCGTTGAACATAGCGCCGATTGTTTCAGCACTTACGTTATCAGCGTAAAAATTCTGTGGGTCGCTTGTCTCCGGCTCAATTGATACCTCAACGCCCCTTGCTAATCTCTGTGCGTCACTATAAGTGATTGTGCCGTTGTTGTTTGCATATAATGCAACCCAAGGCTTTGAAAATCCGGTACATACTTTTCCGAATGCGCTCATTTCTTTTATCTCCTTCCGTAATAAAAAAGAGGCTATTTTGTTAGCCTCTCGATTGCTTTATTTAGTTGTTTCTGCATAGCGTCCAAACAAGCATTTCGTGCGCTCCTTGCGGCAGCACTTACAAAGTCTTGTTTCTTCATGAAGGACGTTCCAGCGTTTACTGTGTTGGCTAATAGCGGAATAGGTCGCTTGTTGCCTTGCTTGTTGATATAATAGCCGTCAAAACCTACTTTCGTATTGATAGTGCCTTTAGACGTTATAGGAGCAATACCCATATTGTCTTGTAGCACTTTCTTTTCATACGCATAGGGATAACGTGCTTTTTTGCGGTTTTTGTTGTCCTCAGTGGTCTGAGTTCTAACACCGCCTAGTTTCACACGCATTACGTCAGCAACTTCACCGGCTCCCATGTACACGCATTGTTTCATAACGCCGTCAGTAGATTCTGTTATACTTTCCAACTCCTTTATGACTTCCGTCATTCCGGTAGTTTTCATCGTTATACCTTTAGCCATTAGGTCAGCTCCCATTCCCATGTGAAGTGGATTAGTTTAGTCTCGTCCTCATACTGTGTATTTGTCCAAGACCACGCACAACCTTCAATTCCGTTGAGACATTCCTGTATAGCGTCAAAAATAGGGTCAAATTCGTCTTGTGTGAAGTAATCAAGCACTCCTTCAACTGATTGCTCTTTCTTGCCGTTATCGGCGCTAGAACAATCACCCTCGCCTTGTTCGGCCCATACTCCGTAAGGAAGGTTATAATCCTCTGCACGCTCATAGTGATAGATGTAAAGTGCCTCGTCTATCTCGTTTAATGCCTCATAGAATTTTTTAAGTCTGTTCTGCATAGATATCATAAAGTTTCTCTATCCTTATCAATGTTAAGTCAACACAATCTTTTCCGATAACCTTCTGACATTCATCAACTTGGTATTGGTTGCCGTCCTCTGGAATAACAACCATGCCTTTGACGATATCAGTGTTATAGCACCTTAACAGTGCGTCTATTTGGGCGTTTGCGCCCCTTACCGCATATAATCTAGTCACGCCAATCTGACGCTCCGAATAATAGGCGGTATCTTTCTGAACTAGCTTTTGAGAAGGTTTAAGCCCCTTCGGAGCGACATTCTCTAAAGCGTAGATTGTTAAAAGTCCTTGCTCGTCCATTCAATCACTCCTCATAGGCCGTATAATCAGCATTCATTGACAATTGTGCTTTCTGCTCGTCATAGCTTGCCTTTAATTGCTCGTAATTATCCGGATTTCCGAATTTCATTTTGCAATAGGTGATAATTGCCACATTACAAATTGAATCGAGTGTTTCCGGCAATACAACCCCAGCTATGCCAAGGTCAATCTTCGCTGAATCTATCAGCATATTTAATTCACTATCGAAAGTGCTTGAAGTTACACGACAAGCAAGTTTTACATCATCAATTAATGCCATTTTTAGCCCCCTTAAAAGCCTCATAAAACTGTTTTGTCACTACTTGCTGTGAATAATGCCCTAACATGATTGAAGGGTCAGCAATCAGCTTATAACCGCAATCACGGGCACGTATGCAAAACGCTACGTCCTCACCTATCGAACCGATTGGAGCGAACATATTGCCGTGTTTTGCTAATACATCAAGTAGTATGTCTGTTTTAAGTAGAACACACCCAAAACCGCAAGAACCTACCTCAAACAATCCGTCCGGTATCTCGTCAAATTCACTTGTTTCGCATTTAGTGCCGTCATAATCGGTTTTATCAAAAACAACCGGTGTGAAAGGCTCCCTTCTGCGATAATAAACGCCGGTCAGAAAGTCCAAATCGTTATCAGTGAGGGTTTTAACCATATCAACCAAGGTTGTAGGTTCGAAAACCATATCACTATCAAGCCAAAAGACCAAATCAGCACCCATTTTAATAGCCTGTTCCGCTAGTTTGTTTCTAGCGTCATAGACAAGGGAACCAACTTGCATACTAATGGCACAATCACCGACTTTCTTAAGCATTGCCAAACTTTGAGTAAATACCGAAGGAACTGTGTCCATACATGGTATTGCGATTAATATTTTCATGTGTTCTCTCCTTAAAAACTTGGGGCTAAGCATAAAGCCTAGCCCCTTCATGATCTAATTATTATTTTGTAATCTTAACGAATGAGTTAGGACCGATAACGCCGATTCCAACATACTCTGAACCGATTTCCTTAACCTTACCAGCGGTAGCAAGTGTAAGTCTATCTTCAACAATGTCGATTTCCTCGCCATTAGGGAAGTTAAACTGTGCACCTTCACCAAGGTCACCAACGATTACGTATGTTTCGCCTGTTGTTGCTACGTTGAATGCCTTAATAGAGTTGTTGTAAACAACATCTAATCCCTCAAATGGGTCGTAAGCATACTTGTTGTTTGCCTGTACCTTCTTAAACTCACCCCATGACTTTCTGTTCATCATGATAACTGGGTTTGTTGCCTGTGCTGAAAGTTCAGCCATAGCGCTGGCGATTGTTCCAATTGAAACTGTTGCGCTTGTTACCTTTGGAACACCAACGGCGTTTGTTGTTGCCTGTGTTCCGCAAGCCTCAATCTTAGCAATAAGTCTGTCAACGGCCTTTTCAGCAATCTTATGAACGAGTTCGTCATAAACGTACTGAAGGAATGCCTCTCCTCTAAGGTCTGCAGACTGAACTGAAATAGATACCCACTTAAGGATTAACTCTGGTGTGAGGTCTACTGTACCAAGTACAAGGCTTTCCTCATTAACGGCCTGTCCTTCTGTCTGAACTGTTGCGCCGTCAGAAGATAACTCGAAGTCAACCTTGAGATTACCCTTGAGGTATGTTTTCTTTACTCTACGAGCAATATCGTCTTTCTCCCAAGCGTTCTTTACGATATCTTCAACGATTGTAGGAACGGAAACTGTTCCACCGCCGTTTGTTGTGAGAAGTGCTCTCTCCTCTGCGTTCAAATCTTCAGCCTCAAGGAGCATTGAACGGCAAGCGCTCATGTCCTTTGCCTTAATTCCTTCTGCGTATGCGTCAACATAAGCCTTTGACGCTCTAATCTCTGCAACCTTCATTCCTTTTCTTTCCTCGCTTTCTGCTTTCTTAACTACTACTCCGGCACCCTCTGCAACGGCCTTGCGGATTTCAACCTTCTTAGCCTCTTCTGCTTTGCGTGTTTCTAACTCCTCGTTGATTGAACGAACCTCGTCCTCTAGGGCGTTAAGTTCCTCACCCTTTGCATTCTCAACAAGGGAACGGATTTCTGCTTTGCGTGCCTCTAACTGTTCAGCACTCATTTCTTTGATTTCCATGTTTTTTCTCCTTACATCATTGTTAAAATTCTGATTCTCTGTTTCTGCTCGTCAAGCGCTCTTGCCTCGGCTTTTGCGTTATCCAACGAAACCCTTACATTATCCAATGCGTTAGGGTTTTCACCGCTTGCAACTTGTACGCTTGTAGCCTCATAAGCCGGGAAAGTCACAACAGAAATTTCATATACTGTTCTGATTTCCTTGATTATTCTCAAAGGTGAATCGGAATCAATTTCTTCCCACTCGTCCGCAGATACTACGAACATGAAAGACATCTGATTTAGGTCACCTCTTTGAACCGCAACATATAGGTCATTTGCCTTTGCGCTCTTTAAATCCAAGCGAGCCTCGAAGTACATACCGCCTTCGTCAACACCAATTCTCATTGTTGAGTTGTCGTTATTGTTTCGGCTCCTTGCATACACATAACTTGTGTCATGATTTAAGCAAAGACGGACATCACGCAAATCTGCGTTGTCTAGGGCGTGGCGGTCGATAATCTCACGATACCAGCCCATATTGGTCTCAGAATCGAACACAATCGGCCTTCCTTTGATAATGCCGACATCTTCGCCTTCTGCTCTTGTCTCAAATTCTGTGATAAACGCTCTTATTTCTCTGTTATCCATTGTTTAGGTCTCCTTCCGACGAATTATTTGTTTTATCCTCAACAGTGACGTATTCGCCACGAATAAACCTCTCGTCACCGCCTTCAACGTGTGGAAGATTCCAAATATCCATTACTTGGTTTGTACTCAAAATACCTCGGTCGAACAAATCACGAGACACATTGAGTTTTTCTGCATTGCTTAGATACTGTAATCGGTTTGATGAGGCGATAACGCCGTTACCGGTTCCCTGTTCTCTAAGCGAATAGATCATGTTTGATAGAACCTCACTAAACTGAATAGCCCATGTCTCAATTGCGCCCTCGTAGAATGCAACCCAGCTATCGCCGTATGCTTTGTTTTGGAGTACATCTTCATTAACTCCGAAGTAATCAAACAAGCTATTACGATTTTCTTTTGATTGCATTGGGCTAACTACCCAAGGTTTAGCCTCTACTTGGTGAATATCGCTATAGGTATTAGGGAAAAGAAGGATTCCACCGCCTTCGGCCTCTCTAGCAAAGTTTTCATTTGAGAATCGCTTTCTCTCCTTTGCTAAATCCTCGGTCTTGGTAAAGTTCGTTATCTTCGCCCAAAATCTATAACTAGCACTCGACTTAGTAGCCTCTTTTATACCTTGGTTTGTGATTGTGATTAAATCCAAGGTAGGAAGTAAAGCCTTGTTGTTCTCTCCGAATAAATCGTCCTTGTATTGGTGCTTTACCATTACACCACACATGTTTAACTCTATTGAGGCTTTAGAGCCATCACGGAAGGTGTACCTTAAGTAAGGCACGCCGGCATAGGAAACAACCTCGCACTGTGTAGGCACGCAACAAAAAATACCACTCATTTCGCCGTAGATATCAAATATCGGAAC